AGACGCTCACAGATATCAAGGTCAAGGATCTAGTAGCGCATACTTTATTGATGGATCCGAATCTCCATTCCTGACTCTGTTACCTGGTCTGACTTATAGATTCGATCAGTCTGCAGCATCAAACAGTGGTCACCCACTGAGATTCTATCTTGAGTCTGATAAGACTACCGAATGGACTACCAGTGTTACAACAAACGGAACACCTGGTAGTGCTGGTGCATGGACTCAGATTGAAGTTCTTGATACTACACCTACAGTTCTTCATTATCAGTGTAGTTCCCATGGATTTATGGGTAACTCGTTGGCAACAAACTCCAACGTAGTAAATAGCAATCACGCAGCAGTTCTCCGTGGAGGATTAACTGTTAGTGGTGCAGAGTCAACATTATCTTCTGCAACTGTCGAAGACTTGACTGCTGGAAGAGTTGTTCTTGCTGGTACAGGTGGTGCTCTTGAGGATAGTGCACTTCTGACTCACACTGATGGAACTGGTCTTGTTGTAACTGGCAATGCATCAGTAAGTGGTATTGCTACAATCAAGCAACTTGAAGTTGGTCTTCCTGGACAAACTTTGGTTGGTATCACTACCATTCTTGATGAAGATGGTATGGGGAGCAATAGTGCTACCGCACTTGCTACTCAACAGTCCATCAAGGCATATGTTGATGCTCAAGTAACTGCACAAGATCTTGACTTTGCTGGTGATTCTGGAACTGGCGCTGTTGATCTTGATTCTCAGTCACTGACTATTGCTGGTACATCAAATGAGATCGAGACTAGTGCAAGTAATCAAACAATTACTATTGGTCTTCCTGATACAGTCAATGTTACGACTGCAATTGACGTTCCTACTATTGAAGTAACGGACATTAAGGCTAGAGATGGTTCTAGCGCAATGACCATTTCCAATACTACAGGAAATGTTTCTGTTGCATCTACTCTGACAGTTACCGGTAACTTAAACGTTCTTGGTGCTCAAACAATTGTTAACACAGAGACCCTAAAAGTTGAGGACTCTCTAATTGAAGTTGGTCTTGTTAACAGCGGTGGTGATCTGGTTGCACCTACTACCGATGCAAACATCGACGTTGGTATTCTCTTCCACTATCACACGGGATCTGCTGCCAAGAAAGCAGCAGTATTCTGGGATGACTCTGTATCCAGAATTGTTTTTGGATCTGATGTATCAGAAAGCAGTAGTGTCTTGAGTGCAACTGCTAACACAGGTTACTCTGGAATTGAGATTAAAGAACTCTACGTCAACGACTGTGCAGGTGCTTCACAGGTTATTTCTTGTACTGGTAGCACAAGAAATCTTGAGAACATTACGATTGACGGCGGAACATTCACTTGATAACTTTCAAATAACTTATAAATATAGGTGGGGTAACTCCCACCTTTTTTTATATCCAATTATGAATGAAGTTGACTACAGAGCTTTGTTAGCAGTATATCAACAAAAATCTGCTGATATGCTTTCTCAGATTATCGCCTTAGAAGCAAAATTGATTGTTGCAAATCAGAAACTTGAAGAGGCGCAAGATAAAATAACAAGAAAAAAACCACAACCAAAGACGGTTGTAGATGCTGAGGAATTCTAAATGGCAAAACCATCAACACGCCAAGGACTGATTGATTATTGTCTCAGACGTTTGGGTGCTCCAGTACTTGAAATAAACGTAGATGATGACCAAATTGATGATTTGGTTGATGATGCTTTGCAGTTTTATCAGGAAAGACACTATGATGGTGTCGAAAGAATGTACTTGAAGTACAAAATTACTCAAGAAGATAAAAATAGAGGAGAAGCAAAGGGAACTACAGGAGTTGGAATTGTAACTACAAGTGCCACATCCACATCAATCAGTGGATATGGAACTACAACATCAAATTTCTACGAAACCTCAAACTTTATTCAAGTTCCAGACTCTGTAATCGGGATTGAAAAAATATTTAAATTTGATACAAGCAGCATTTCAGGTGGAATGTTCAGTATTAAATATCAACTGTTTTTGAATGATTTGTATTACTTCAACTCCGTTGAACTTTTACAATATGCAATGACAAAAACATATCTTGAAGATATTGATCATTTGCTAACGACAGACAAGCAAATACGATTTAACAAAAGATCGGATAGATTATATTTGGATATTGATTGGGGAGCACAAACAGTAGATGATTTTATTATCATTGATTGTTATCGTGCTTTAGATCCAGAATCATTCAGTCAAGTTTATAACGATAGTTTCATTAAAAAATATCTCACTTCCTTGATTAAGAGACAATGGGGAGCGAACCTCATCAAATTTGGTGGAGTTAAACTTCCTGGTGGAATCGAACTAAACGGAAGACAAATATATGATGATGGTGAAAGAGAAATCGAAGCATTGATGTCCAGAATGTCTATGGACTTTGAAATTCCACCCCTCGACTTTATTGGATAATGGCACTAAATCCTTTCTTTCTACAAGGCTCAAGGAGTGAACAGAATCTTATTCAAGATCTCATCAATGAGCAGTTAAAAATATATGGGGTAGAAGTTACATATATCCCACGAAAAATGGTCAGAAAACAGACCATTTTAGAAGAAGTTCAGTCTTCAAGATTTGATGATAACTTTTTACTAGAAGCATATCTCAATAACTTTGATGGTTATGGTGGCGCTGGCGACATCATGACCAAATTTGGTGTTAGTGTTAGAGATGAAGTAAGTTTAGTTGTATCTAAAGAAAGATTTGAAGATTTTATCTCACCATTTTTAGAAGATGAGAATGATCTAGAAGTTGAACTTGTATCAAGACCAAGAGAAGGAGACTTGGTGTATTTTCCTCTTGGGCAAAGATTGTTTGAAGTCAAGTTTGTAGAGCACGAAAATCCTTTCTATCAGTTAGGTAAAAATTATGTCTATGAACTTCAATGCGAACTCTTCGAATATGAAGATGAAGTTATTGATACCTCAATCGATGAAATTGATAAGACAATTGAAGATATTGGCAATATCATCAAGTTGCAACTCTTCTCCACAGGAACAGATGCTTCTGTAACTGCACACGTTGGAACTGGATATGTTAGACAATTATTCTTAAACAATGATGGTTCTGGATATACTAGTGCTCCTGTTGTATCATTCTCTCCACCAACAGGACCTGATGGAACTATCGTAGCATCTGGAACTACTGCGACTGCCGTTGCGATTACAACAACTAGAGGTGGAATAACTTCAGTTGATAGAATTTTATTAACAAATGCTGGTGCTGGATATACAGGTTCTGCACCAACAATTACATTTACAGGTGGTGGTGGAGCAGGTGCCGCAGCAACTTGTGGAATTAATACCGACAAGAGAGGTGTTGTTAGATTCAGTGTTTCTGATGGTGGAGTTGGATATAGCACTGTTCCTTCAATAACAGTTGCTTCTGCACCACTTTCACCTACACTTACTGCTAGTGGAGAGGCAGTTGTTAGTGCTGCTGGTACTATTAGTGCAGTTCGCATCATCGATGCTGGTGCTGGATATCTTGGTTCCGCACCAACTGTTACTGTTGGAACTGCAGCAACTGTCGGAGTTGGAACGTTCTGGTTCAACGAAATTATTACTGGACAAGATTCGAGCACCACTGCTCGGGTCAAGAAATGGGATGCAGATACAAACATCCTGGAAGTTGGCATCGTTACCGGAAGATTCTTTGCTGGAGAACAAATTACTGGTGCTAAATCGAGTGCAGCATATGATATTCAATACGTTGGTGGTGCATCTACCACACTGACAGATAAATACCAACAAAACGACGAAATAGAAGATGAGTCAGATCTCATCCTAGATTTCTCTGAATCTAATCCCTTTGGTACATATTAATGCTAGGTAGTTATTTTTATCACGAGATCATCAGAAAAACCATTATTGGTTTTGGAACTCTGTTTAATGGAATCTCAATCAAACATAAAGATAACGATGGAAAAGTTATCAGTGATCAAAAAGTTGCTCTAGCATATGGACCTGCACAGAAGTTTTTAGCAAGAATTGAACAACAAGCAAATCTGAATAAAGCTGTTCAGATAACACTTCCAAGAATGTCATTTGAGATGACATCTTTGGAATATGATTCATCAAGAAAAGCAGGAGTTACTCAAACCTTTAAATCTACAACCAATAGTCAGATGAAAAAGGTTTATATGCCTGTTCCATATAATATTGGTTTTCAGTTAAACATTTTCTGCAAGTTAAATGATGATGCCTTACAGATTGTTGAACAGATTCTTCCATATTTCCAACCAGCATTTAACATCACAATCAATTTGGTTGAGTCTATTGGAGAAAAGAGAGATATTCCCATCGTCTTAAATAACATCTCAATGCAAGATGATTATGAGGGAGATTTTTCTAGCAGAAGAGCACTTATATACACATTAAACTTTACTGCTAAAACATATCTGTTTGGTGGAATTGCTGATAGTCCAGAAGGTCTCATCAAAAAAGTTACTGTGGATACCTACGCTTCTACCAATACCAGAACTGCTACAAGGCAGATGCGTTATATTGTAACTCCTAAAGCAAAGAAAGATTATGATGATGATCAAACTGGAGATCTCACAGCAACAATTAATGATACTGAACCATTAATTGCAGTTGTAGATAGTTCTGGTTTTGAGGTAGGAAATAGAATTATCATAGATAGTGAGATAATGTATGTTGAAGCAATCCCATCCTCCACTCAACTTTACGTTGAAAGAGGTTACGATTCAACAGTCAAGGCAACGCACCTTAAAGATGCAATCATCAATCTTCTTACTACTGCAGATGATGCGTTGATTGAACCAGATGATGATTTTGGTTTCAATGAATCCTTCACATATCTTGGTGACAGTAAAGCATACAGTCCCACAAGACAAATTGATATTTAATTCTTATGTCTGAATTTGATTCTATTGACGATGCACTTAATGTGGAAAGTAGTATTGTAAAATCAGAAAAACCAGGTCCTATTAAGAGACCAGAGGAAAGTAATGATATAAAGAAAGATTATGAGTATACAAGAGCAAATTTATATTCTCTTATAGAAAAGGGGCAAGAAGCAATCAATGGCATTATGGAACTTGCAGGTGAAAGTGCAAGTCCTAGAGCATATGAAGTTGCAGGACAACTTATCAAGAGTGTTGCTGATACGACAGATAAACTAGCAGATCTTCAAAAGAAACTCAAAGATCTTGAAGAGGATAATAGTAAAAGTGGTCCTAATAGTGTTACTAACAATGCAGTATTTGTAGGTTCTACATCCGAACTGCAGAAACTATTAAAACAAGGTTTTCTAAATAGTAATAGTCCCAACTCTGATAAGGATGAAAAGGTGTAAGCAGGGGTATTACTATTGCAACACTTCAAAGAAGTGTAAAAAGATTCCTAAAGGTCATCACGTTATGCCTTCAGGATATTTGATGCGTGATAGTGAGCACGAAGAAGAAGGAAAGAAGAACGGAAATGGAAATCACTCAAATGGCAATGGCAACGGGAATGGGTCATCTTCTAATGGAGGTGGTAACGGCGGAAGTGTCTCTGAGGCAGCAGTCTCTAAAAAGCAACAAAGATTCTTCGGAATGGTCAGAGCAGTCCAAAAAGGACGAGCAAACATAGGTGGGGAAGTTGCTAAAGCAGCAGCATCAATGAAGGAGAAGGATGTGAAAGATTTTGCTTCAACAAAACATAAAAATCTTCCCGATAAGAAAGAATTGCCAGAGGCAAAGAATGGTGATCACGAGATCGCTATGGCACAGTCTCAACTTTCAAAATCTGCAAAAAATATTGCAAAGTTGAAAAAAGCACTTGGTAAAAAGGAAAAAGACATTCCTGCTTGGATGCAAGCAAAAATTACCGATACTGCACATGATACTGATGCTGCTGCTGGTTATGCAGATAAAATGAACGAAGAACGTGACGGCAAGTCTGCTAAAGACAAAGGATATTCCCTTCGCGACTGGTTCAAAGGTGGCGGTTGGAAACAGACTGGTGGTAAATATGATGGTAAACCTTGTGCAAAACAACCAGGTCAAACAACAAAACCATATTGCCGTGATGCCGATGATCGTGCATCAATGAGCAAAGATGAAAGAAACAAACGTGCTGCTAAAAAGAGAGCAGAAGATCCAAACCCAAATAGACAAGGAGCTGCAAAAATCGTGACTCAAGATTCATACTCAAACTGGAGACAAGAACTGCAACTGGATGAAGGTCTCCCCGATCCCAAGGTAAACTACCTGAAGGATATGGATCCTTATGATAGACGCCGCCAGATTAGACAACACGCTCCTGGTTCACCTCTACCTCCTCCTACTCCTGGTATCCCCGATTTCTATAAGAAAGCAAAGGCAAAGAATAATAAGAAAGTCCAGACTGCTGGTTATGAGATGGAAGGTGATCAACTTGATGAGTTCCTTGGTTCTGACGCTCAAAAAACAGTTGATAAAGTAACCAAAAAACTTCAAGGTGGTTTAGAAAAAATGGGTGTGAAAATTAATCGCACTAAGAGAAATACTGCTAGACCCGAGAATCAAACAAACTCGTTTGAAGTGGAAGGTGATCTTGTAGATGAGGGTAAGAAGGATGCTTGCTACCATAAGGTTAAATCTCGTTATTCTGTATGGCCTTCTGCATATGCCTCGGGTGCTTTGGTTAAGTGCCGTAAGGTCGGTGCTGCTAACTGGGGAAACAAAACCAAAAAAGAAGAGTTTGAACTTGGAGAATCCAAAGACAAACTGAAAGAAATTTCAAAACAGTTAGCGGGTGCATCTAAAATGCACGCACAACAATCCAAAAAAGTTGCTGATGTTGCTGATGCTATTGAAGAAGCAAAAAAGTGCTGGTCTGGATATGAAAAGAAAGGCACCAAAAAAATGTTTGGTAAGACCTACAATAACTGTGTGAAGAAAGAAGGTTTCTCTAACTGGAGAGATGATTTTATTCCAACTGATTATGAGACCACAAACTTAATCACTAACGAAGATGTTCTTGGAGAAGACTGGACAAAAAAGTCCGGTAAAGATCCAGAGGGTGGACTGAACGAAAAGGGCAGAAGATCCTATGAGCGTGAAAACCCTGGATCCGATCTTAAGAGACCTTCAAAGGAAGTTGGGAACCCTCGTAGAGCATCATTCTGTGCAAGAATGAAAGGTATGAAGAAAAAACTCACTTCTGCCAAGACTGCCAACGATCCCGATAGCAGAATCAATAAGTCTCTTCGCGCCTGGAACTGCTGATATGAAAAGTTTTCAACAATTTCTATCCGAAAGTATCACCATCAATGGTGATTTTAATGGAACCATCAATATGGGTGGTTCTCAACCAGAACAAGCACAAGAATCATTCTTTGCTGATGTTGTCTGGGAAGGAAAAATATATAGAATGGAAATAGAGGGTCAAATGTTATCTAAGACTTCTCTTGGTGAGCAGTTGCAATCAGAATATCCTGGTGCAGTAGTACACAACATTTATCCTTCTACAGAAAAATCATTAAATATTAAAAACACACAAAGATATCAACCAGAGAGATTAAGTTGGAGTGATTAATGGCTCAGTGGAATAAAGATACACAAGATTATCTAAACCAAACAAGGACAAACTTTGAAGTTTATATGTGTGCCGACAAGTACGGCAACATTGGTGCTTGTGGTGGAGATACACAATTTGATTTAAACGTTTCCGCTGGTATTACAACCCAGATAGCAAATGTCCACAAGTTTGGTGCAGTAGTAACAACATCAGCAACTTATGATACCGTGTGGTCTGCTGGTGGTGCTTATACATTTCCATCTACGGCAGGAATCGTCACTGTAACTTCCAGTTCTGCACAAGATGACTCTGGTGGTACTGGAGCACTTACAGTTCGTCTTCAGGGTCTTGATGCAAACTATAATGAAGTAGAAGAAGATTTTACACTTGATGGAACTGTCGGTGTTGCTGGAACAGTTTCTTTCTTAAGAACTCACAGAGCATTTATATTAACTGGCAACAACGATAACAATAATGTAGGAACTATTAGTTTCACACATGCACCATCCTCGGATACAATATGCGAAATTGCGGCAGGAATGGGTCAATCTCAAGTCACTTTCTATACTATTCCAGCAGGTAAGAGTGGATATTTGAGGTCATTTGCTGCAACTATGAATAAGAACCAGGAGAATACTGTTAGATTATTTCAGAAAAAACCAGATGGTGGCGTATTCAGACTCGCTAGCGAATTGAATCTATATAATAGTAATATGCATACTACTTTTAGTATTCCACTTTACTTCACCGAAAAAACAGACCTTGAAGTAAGGACATATACGGGTAGTAATGCAACAGTTTCATCAATGTTTGATTTATTGGTTGTAGACAATTAATTTTTATGAGTGAAGTATATCTTGGTAATCCTAATCTAAAAAAAGCAAACACGGAGATTGAATTTACAGAGGATCAAATTATTGAGTTCCTCAAATGTAAAGAAGATCCCGTGTATTTTGCTAATAATTATATCAAGATTGTTTCTCTTGATGAGGGTCTAACACAGTTTCATCCTTATCACTTCCAAGAAAAGTTAATCAATAATTTCCATGAAAATAGATTTAACATTTGTAAGATGCCTCGTCAGACAGGCAAATCTACAACTGTCGTATCTTACTTGCTTCACTACGCAGTTTTTAACGATAGTGTTAATATTGGCATCCTCGCTAACAAAGCAGCAACCGCTAGAGAATTATTAAGCAGATTGCAAACTGCTTACGAAAACTTGCCTAAATGGATGCAACAGGGTATACTATCCTGGAATAAAGGTTCAATGGAGTTGGAGAATGGCAGTAAGATACTGGCAGCTTCTACGTCTGCAAGTGCTGTCCGAGGTATGTCGTTCAACATCCTCTTTCTCGACGAGTTCGCGTTCGTGCCAAATCACGTCGCTGATTCGTTCTTTGCATCTGTTTATCCTACTATTACTTCTGGTAAAAACACCAAAGTAATTATTGTATCCACACCACACGGTATGAATCACTTCTACCGTATGTGGCACGATGCAGAAAAGGGAAAGAATGAATATATTCCAACTGATGTTCACTGGTCTGAAGTTCCTGGAAGAGATGAGATCTGGAAGGAACAAACTATTGCCAACACATCTGAACAGCAGTTTAAAGTTGAGTTTGAATGTGAGTTTCTTGGATCGGTTAATACGCTGATCAATCCTGCTATTCTTAAGAATCTTATCTACGAAGATCCTATTAAAAGAAATGCTGGGTTAGATGTCTACGAAGAATATAAACAGGAACATAACTACCTTATTACTGTTGACGTTGCTCGTGGTTTGGGCAACGATTATTCTGCATTTATCGTGTTTGATATTACAGAGTTCCCATATAAGGTAGTAGCAAAATATAGGAATAACGAAGTAAAACCAATGTTATTCCCAAATATTATACAACAAACAGCGAAAGGATATAATAACGCTTGGGTATTAGTAGAAGTAAATGATATTGGAGAACAAGTAGCGAACATTCTCCATTATGATTTGGAATATGATAATATGTTGATGGCGGCGATGAGAGGTCGCGCTGGTCAAGTTGTTGGTCACGGTTTCTCTGGTAAAAAATCACAGATGGGCGTAAGAACAACTGCACAGGTTAAAAAATTGGGTTGTTCAAACCTCAAGACAATGATTGAGGATTTCAAACTTCTCACACTTGATTATGAAATTATTTCAGAGTTGACCACATTTGCCCAAAGGCATAATTCATTTGAAGCAGAGGAAGGTTGTAATGATGACCTTGCAATGTGCCTTGTCATCTTTGCTTGGTTAGTTGCACAAGATTATTTTAAAGAGATGACGGATAACGATGTCCGAAAGAGAATCTACGAAGAACAGAAGAATCAGATTGAACAAGATATGGCACCATTTGGATTTTTAGATGACGGTTTGGGTGAAACTACATTTGTAGATAACGATGGTGACAGATGGCACGTCGATGAATATGGAGATCGCTCTTATATGTGGGAATATCGGTAATGGACTTTGAAGATCAGGTTGATTTAGAACATCTATTATTTCTTGATAGAAGATGTAGAACCTGTGGACAAGTCAAAAGTTTGATAGAGGATTACTATCAGACTAGAAATAAAAAAGGGCTGCCATCATCATATTCATATGAGTGTAAGGAGTGTACAATAAAGAGAGTGGTTGCTAATAGAATGATTAGCAAAGTTTTTGATAAATGGGAATACCCTGATTGGTAGTGTTCGTGCAGTGTTTTCCCGCTGAAAATACCCCTTGTTCTAAATAGTTTCAGATAAATTCTGGAATAGGAGACACAGAAAGATGCCACTAAATTTAGCATCTCCTGGGATTGTAGTAAGAGAAGTAGATCTTACGATTGGAAGAGTTGATGCAACTTCAGCTTCTATCGGTGCGATAGTAGCACCTTTCGCACAAGGTCCAGTAGATTCGCCTTATCTCGTTAATAGTGAGGCAGATCTTCTTAAAATTTTTGGAGAACCATACGAGACAGGAAAACAGTACGAATCTTGGATGGTAGCATCCTCGTTCCTCGCATATGGTGGAAGTCTGCAGGTCGTTAGAGCAGACGATGATCAACTGACTAACTCTTTCGTTGGAGCAGCTTCCAGCGTTAAGATCAAGTCTGATGAGCATTATGAGCAACTTGGTTATGATAATAATACAATTACAGATGTAACCTTCGCCGCAAGAAATCCAGGTTCTTGGGCAAACGGTATTAGAGTCGCAACAATTGATGCCAAAGCAGACCAAATCTTGGCAGGTATCTCTACATCAGATGCTGCAGGTATTGGAACAATTAGAGTGGGTATGGCTGTTACCCAAGCGTTCTCTGCAACTCTACCAGGCAATGGTTCAACCAGCACTCTTGATGGATATCTCAAAGGTATCGTCACAGAAGGACTTAACAGTGATGGAGAACTTGGCGTTAAAGTTATCGCTCAAGTTAGTGCATCAGGAACAGTAAATACTGTTGATTATCAACCATCTGGTATTTACAGATTTGCTTCTTCTGGATCACTGTTCTTCCACCCCATTGATGGAAACTCAACTGCTTTAGGTTCAACAGCATTTACTTCACGTACAGACTGGTTCGATCAACAAACTCTGACACTTACTAGTGTTGGATCTACGATTTCTTGGAACACTATTGTTGATAGACCAGGAACATCTGAGTTTGCATCAGAGAGAAACGGAAGATTTGATGAAATTCATGCCGTAGTTATTGACGGTAAGGGTGAAGTTACAGGAAACGCAGGAACCATTCTTGAGAAACACGTTAGCCTCTCTAAAGCAAAGGATGCTGAATACTCTGTAGGAAGCACCGCATATTGGAGAAAGTATATTTACAATACTTCCGAATATGTATTTGGTGGTGCTGCTCCAGCTGGAATCGTAACAACTGGATTTACATCATCTTCTACATACGCTTATGCAACTGATACTGGATGGGATCAGAATGCAGAAGGAATTGTCTTTGCCGCATCTGGTTCAAACACTTATCAGTTGGGTGGTGGTAAAAACTATGATGATGGAACAGATATCACTGCATCGGGAGCATTAACTTCAACTCTTGGAAAAATTTCTTCAGGTTATGCACTGTTTGAAAACACTGAAAGATATGAAGTTGATTTCCTGTTGATGGGATCTGGAAACTACACTCAGTCAACTGCTCAAGCACTTGCTAACAAACTTATTCAAGTTGCAGAATTGAGAAAAGATGCTTTAGCATTCATCTCACCAAATAGAGGAGCATTCCTCTCTGATGGAACTGTAGGAACTGTCACCGTTTACGGAGATTCTGCAATCACCGACAATGTTCTTGAGTTCTATGCTCCAATCACATCGTCTACTTACGCTATCTTTGATAGTGGTTATAAGTATATGTACGATCGTTTTAGCGACACCTTCCGCTATGTTCCTCTGAACGGAGACATTGCAGGAACCTGTGCAAGAAACGATATCAGTCAGTTCCCTTGGTTCTCACCAGCAGGAACTTCAAGAGGTACAATCCTCAACGCTGTCAAACTTGCATATAACCCAAGCAAAGTTCAAAGAGATCAACTCTATTCAAACAGAGTCAACCCTGTAATCTTCTCACCTGGTGATGGAATTATCCTCTTCGGTGACAAGACTGGATTTGCCAAGGCATCTGCATTTGACAGAATCAACGTCCGTCGTCTCTTCATCTATCTGGAAGACGCAATCTCCGCTGCTGCTAAAGATCAACTCTTTGAATTCAACGATGAAATCACGAGAACTAATTTCGTGAACATTGTTGAACCATTCCTCCGCGATGTTCAATCCAAGAGAGGCATCTTTGATTATGTTGTTATTTGTGATGAAACAAATAACACTGCTGCAGTTATTGACAACAACGAATTCGTCGCTGACATCTTCATCAAACCAGCACGTTCTATCAACTTCATCGGTCTCACCTTTGTCGCTACTAGAACTGGCGTCTCGTTTGAAGAAATTATTGGTAACGTTTGATCAATCCAAAATCTTAGAGGTTTAACCTAAAATGGCAACTAGAAATCAACTCAATCCACCACCACT